TATGACTTTGATATAGATGGACAGCCTACATTCATACCATTGAATAATGATCTACTAGACTATGCTGCAGGGTGGCAGATGAATATATCAGTAGTGATTAAGTCATGGACCAATTGTCAAATTCCTGAACAAAATTAGAATCTAATATAATATAGTTATGCCTTACAATATAAAATATCCAATGCGTAGAAAGATGGCTACAGTACTTAAAAGAGTACTTAGAGCTAATTTCTTAGTAGACACAGGTACTCTAGTAGATTCAGTACGAATTAATGCAGAGATAAGTGATAGCTTTAATTTAAGGATACAAATTGTAGCAGCTTATTATTTTGGCTTTCTAAATAATGGTACACAAACTATAGGAGCTTATAATCTACTTAGGCAATTTGATGCAGCATTAGATGGTGATGGAATCTATGCAGAGATTTGGGGAGATTATACTGAATATCTTACAACTAAATATCCTATCTTAGAGATAGATAACATATTAGAAAGAGGAGGAGATATACTATTCTCATTTGAGCCTCTATTCGGAGAGTTTTATGGAGAGCTAGATTACTAGTCTAAAGTTTTTTTCATTCCTAAGATATTAAAGACTAACACTACTGACATATCTAGGATGCTATTGAACTTACTTAGGTCATCATTACATAGAGCCATGATAGTAGATTCCCATGCAAATTTCTGCTTCTCCTGTTCTCTTTTTTGCTCCTTAATCTCATCAGCATCCTCTAGCACCTCATCATCAGTCACTACATCTACCAATAAATTAGTATAGGTATTAGTAAAGTTCTCCCTAAATTTAATATACTCAGGTATCAATCCATAAACATCAGTAATCTTATAGTCTAAATACCAATCTAATCTATCTGATGGGCTGTAATTGTATGGCTCAATGATATCATCACCATAAACATTCTTAGATGTTCTCCTGTACAGCAATGCTAAGATGTGGCAAAAGTGGTCTAGGTAGTTATTAGAGAAGTAATGCTCTAGGTCTATAAACTCTCCTAGACTAATCTTAGTGAATGGCTTGAGTACATACTTATCTAGCTTATTCTTATACCTCTTAGATGGCTCTGAATTAATCCATTTAATCTGCTCAGTTAATACTGTAAGCTCATCTATATCTAGCTCCTCAAAATCAGAGATATTGCTATCAGTTAAAGCAGAAAGTACATCAATCTGATAGTTAAATATACCATCTTCACTGCTCAGCCTCCTGATCTCCAGGAACTGCTCCACTGATATCTGATTCCAATTCTTTGGGAGCTTGAGATTCTGCATGGTTAGTTATTTTATAAGTTACAAAAGTAAGGTAAGGGATAGAGATATCTGCTTTGAGCTTGCTGAATAGTTTAGCTTTGTGCTTAAGATGTGCAGGATCATAATGCTCAGTATTGGATAGGTCAGTTCGTTTAAACATTAGAGCCATGATGTCTGATATATATTCTTTATTATCTTTCTTAACAATCTTTTCAACAATCCTACTATCTTTCACTGAGAGCTTCATCTCAGCCTTATAAGTATAGCCATCTATCTCTATCTCTTCAACAGGATCTTTCTTATCATAGTTATTATTATTAAACTCTTTAACATTAGCTAAGAACAGGTCAAAGTCTACATCCATCTCCTCCTCAGTTATACCTAGATACTCAAAGACTTTACAATGTTTTTCTAGAGTATCATACTCTTCATTATTATGGATAGCAGATATCTTTTGGAACTGCTCTAATGTTAATTCATCCATCTTAGATGGGATTTCTTTGCCGAATAATTTTATCATAGTTTCTAATTTTTGAACAAATATAAAAAAAATATAATATAGTTATGACAAAAGATATACCAATCTATAAAATAACTATAGAGCCTGAGTATTCAGATGGTGAAGAGTTAGGGATTGAGCAGATAGCTTTCACCTCAACTCCTGCCATTATTACTAAAGGTATGGCATTTGATGAACACAAGAAATTGTTTTTCTCAGATGACTTAAAGTATAGAGTAGTAGCACCTGCCATGATACCTATGGAGATATATAGGAATGATGAGAATGATGAAGAGTACTATGTACAATTTACAGCTGAGACTATTGAGCAGATTCATTCTAAGTTTATGCAGGACCTATCTAATAGGAATGTATTTAACCTAGAGCATGATACTGATAAGACAGTTCCTGCTTATGTACTTGAGGCATGGATAGTAGAAGATCCTAAGAAAGATAAAGCCTACTCAAGCTATGGTATTGAAGTACCTAAAGGCACATTAATGGTAACAGCTCAGGTAACTGATAAAGAGTACTATAATGAGCTAGTAAAGAATGAGCAGATAGGATTCTCAATAGAGGGATTCTTAGGCTTAAAACTAAGTAATCAAATAAATAAATATAATATGAAGTTACCTGATGGAGAGCATCTAATTGAGGGCAAAATCTACATAGTAGTAGATGGAGAAGTTACCGAGATTAAAGATGTGCCTGTTGCTGCTGAAGAGGAGCTAACAGAAGAGATTGCACTAGAGACAGTAGTAGAAGAGGAAGTAATAGAGGAGACACCTGCCACAGAAGAGATGGCTATTGATCCTGCTGCTGATGCTGAAGCTATTTTAGCTATAGTACAACCTGTAATTGATGAGCAAATCAATGCTATTATAGCAATGATAGCTGATTTAAGAAATCATATTGAGGAAGTAATGTCTGAGGGTGAGGAAGTAGTGGAAGTAGAAGCTACTAAATTATCACACCATGAAAAATTCAGTATGGTAAGTAAATTTTTAAACAATAATAACTAAATAAAAAACAAAAAAAATGAGCAAACAATTAAGATTTGACTTGGATATTGCTAACAGTGCATTATTACAAGCTAACAGTGAGGCTTTCTATTCTAAAGCCTATTTAACAGAAGAGACAGTAGATAACTACCGTACTCTACCAGGTATCAAAAGCAAGACTAAAATCTCAAATGTACTTTTTGGACAAGTATTGCAAGCTGAGAACTGTGGATGGAATGCATCTACTGATACTCTTGCATCTGTAGAGATTGATGTATGTGGATTATCTGCAATGTCAGAAATTTGTCAGTTTGATTTGGAGCAGTCTTTTGTATCTTTACAAATGACAGCAGGATCTAATGGTGATTTCACTGTAGCATCTTTCATGAATTACTATTGGAATGAGATGTCTTTGACTATTGCACAAAACATTGAGAAGTTACGATGGAGAGGTGATACAGGTGATGCATCTGCTCAATTAAATTTATGTGATGGATATCTAAAAGGATTGTTAGCTGATGCTACTGTAATTGATATTGCAACTCCTGCAGCTATCACACCATCTAATGTACTTGCTAAATTAGCTCTAGTTTATGCTGCTATACCTCCTGCTGTAATTACTAATCAAGAGGAATTGAGAATCTATGTATCTCCAACTGTAGCATCATCTTATCGTGCTGCTGTTGCTGCATCAAATACTCAAGCTAACTTAACTCAAGCATTAGACTTTACTTATCTTGGAATAAAAATGGTATTATGTCCGGGAATGGGTACTGATTCTACTATGGTTGCTACTCTAAGAGGTAACTTAATTTATGCTTTTGATGCATTAGGAGATTCTAAAGCATTGCGTGCTGTAAATTTAGCTGATACTGTAGCTACTCCTGTTATCAGAACTCGTGCTAATATGAAAGTAGGATTTAAGCATGTTAATGGTGATGAGATTGTATTATACAAATTCTAACTAATTTATAAATCTAAGGGAGTGAAAGCTCCCTTTACTTAAAACATATACAATGAGCTGTGAAGCATTACAATCAATCCAAAAAAACTGCTCCAACAATATTGGAGGAATTAAAAATGTATGGGTAAACCAACAAGATGAGATATCAGGCGTTACAGTATCAGGAGGAGCTTGGATAGTATCTGCAATTACTGTAGGTGTTCCATGTGTACCTTTTGCTATTAACAGAAACACAGGTAACTATACTGAGGATACTGCAGTAGACCTAATCAATGGCTCTAGCTTTGTTACTCAGACTATTACTCTAATGTTCAATCGTAGAGACAAAGATAAGTCAGAAGCTATCAATGTACTTGGATCAGGTCAGCAGTATTTAGCTGTATTTATCCAGGATGCTAATGACAAGTATTGGTACTTTGAGAATGTACAACTTACTGCAACAGGTGAGGGATCAGGTACAGCTCGTGCTGATGGTTCTAAGTACAGTATTACATTACTTGCAGAGTCAGAGCATTTAGCTTATGAAGTACTTAGTACACTAATTACAACAAATGCTACAGACTTTCCACCTGCTGTACAATCGTAATTTAACACCCTAATAATTAAAGCTCTGCATATTGTAGAGCTTTTTTTTTAAACATTTTTTGACCTTAGTATAATATAGTTATATGATATACATAAAAAAAGATGAGGTCAATCAGATTATCCTTACACTCACTGAGGTAAGTACACTGCCTACTCCTTATTATTTATTTGTTTTTCAGAATGAAATGGACAAGCTGTCTGCACCTATTACATTCTACACTGCTGATTTATCAGCTTATCCTGAAAGATTCAATCAGTTTGAGCTAGATGAGCCTGTAGATTTGGAACTAGTAAAAGGACAGTATACATATAGCATCTATGAGTCAAGTACCACACCTCCAACTATTGCTAACTCTACAGGGTTTGTGATTGAAGAGGGCAGGATGGTAGTATCAGGACCAATAGTATCATCAATTTATGAATAATTATGGCATTAAAAGATTTTTTTAAAACAGTAAAGCATGAAATAGTAGAGGGATATCAATCATTCTCTACTCCATTCCTTAAAGTAGGAGGTGCAAATCTTACACTACCTTATGTTAATGGTAGGAATCAGACTAATGGCTGGATCCCATTTGGGCAGGACAACCTATTCCCTGAGCTACTCAATCAAATCTTCTACTCATCACCATTACATGGCTCAATAGTTGGGTATAAAGTGAATGCAGCTGTAGGAGGTGGATTTAATATAGTGGCAGATAGACTTACACTTGAAGATAAGCTAGAGCTATATACACTAGAAAGAAAATTAAACATAAGAAAGATAGTTCCTGCAGTAACTCAGCAACTCATCCTGCATAATAGAGTATATTTTAAGTTATGTTTTGATGATAAGATGAAACTCACAAAGATAGTCAATCTATCCCCTGAGAAACTTAGAGTAAACTTAGATAGAAAGAGATATTATATTTGTGATGATTGGTCATCTAGGATTGATGTACAGGAGATAAAAAGATATACTCCTACCTGTAGAGATTATGAGCAGTTATTTGTATATGAGGTAGAATGTATTGGGCAGGATTATTATCCATTACCTCAGTACACCTCAGCTCTAAACTTTGCTTTCTTATCAGGTGAACTTAGCTACTTTGCTAAAAGTAATATCCAAAATTCAGTATTTCCTAGCTTTGCTATGATGTTTCCTAAAAGACCTCAGTCTGAGGAGGAGAAAAACATGATAAGAAATACTATTGATAGATTGAAAGGTGCTGCCAATGCAGGTAAAGCTGTAGCATTCTTTGCTAACTCAGCAGACCAACTACCAAAAATAGAGTCACTACCTACTAATGGTAATGATAGTCTATTTCAGGAGGCATCACAACTAAACACTGAGCAGATTTGTTTCTCTCACACTATTGATCCTATACTTATGGGAATCCGTACTACAGGCTCACTAGGTAATGGCTCAGATATTAAGCAGGCTTATATTATATTTGAGAAAAATGTAGTAATGCCATTGAGAGATATGGTATCTGACATCTTTAATGAGCTGTTATTCATAGCTAAGATAGATGCAGATTTCACTATCAATAACTATCAGATAATTAACGAGGCTATTGTAGAGCTTGAGGGAGATCCATCTAAGACTAATGATGCACTTAATACATTGAATCCTGCAATCGCTGCTAAAGTACTAGAGAATATGTCTAAGAATGAAATTAGAGCCTTAGCATCTTTACCTCCATTGAATGATACACCAACACCAACAATCTGATGCTATACTTTATAACAGAAACATATCTAAAGAATAACACACCCATCACAGCTAATGTAGATGTAAACAATGTTACTCCTTACCTAGCTACTCAAGCTCAACTGAGAATCATGCCTATCTTAGGTACTACATTTTATAATGACTTACTAACTAAGTACAATAATCAGACATTAGATCCTGATGAAGAGACTTTAGTAACATTCATTCAGCCTATTATAGCATGGAGAGCAGCAGAGGATGCTGTATTTGGTCTATCTCTACAGCTAAAGAATAAAGGTCTACAAACTCAGTTTGGAGATAACAGCTCATCAGTAGATAGAGGTACTATAGCATTCAGTATGGAACACTATGCACAAAAGGCTGCGTTTTTTGAGCAGAGATTGATAAGATACCTACTTAAGAACAGAGCTTTGTATCCAATATTCACAGGTACAACTAACCGAGATACTGACCTTAGACCTATGATTGATGGATGTAGCTGTCTATCTAATGGATTACTAGAGTGTAATGGTCTATGTGGAGGTGCAGGTAATAATGGCTACAACAATTCAATCTTAATAATATGAAGCACTCAGGAGTCTTATCAATTATAGTATTCAGTACAGGATACTTAACAGGCATAGCATTAGTATGTGAGCCTGCTATATATCTTAAGTTAGCAGGAGCTAGTATAATAGGCTACCTTAGTTTTATTCTAGCATTACAAATGGAGGGAGAGGAATGAAAGCACAATTAACACTATTAACACTATCAATACAATCAGAACTTTTGACACTTATCTCTATATGCTTTGCATTCTTTTTACCAATAAGTGGCATCCTGATAATGATAGGAGTATTAATATCTATTGATACTATCACAGGTATTTGGAAAGCTAATAAAATAGGGGATAAAATAACTAGTAGAAAGCTCTCATCTATTATTAGTAAGCTAGCACTTTATGAGCTTACTGTGATTATGTTCTTTTTAATAGATAGATTCATACTAAATGACATCATACTAACTTTTTTCAGTGTACCATTTATGCTCACTAAAGTAGTGGCATTGGTCCTAGCTTCTATAGAGGTGATGTCTATCAATGAGAATTATAAAGTAGTAAAAGGCATAGACCTATGGCAGTCAATGAAGTTATTATTTGCTAGAGCTAAAGATATTAAAGAGGACCTAAACAAATTAAAATGACTAGATGGGAACTTACATCTAAATACGGTACTGCTAATGTAACAGGTGCAGGTTACTTGGTAAAGATTAAGCTACCTTATCCAATGAGAATAGCTTGGGACTTAGACAGCACTGTCAATTCTATGATGTGTCATAAGTTAGTAGCTGATAATTTTACAGCTGTATTCAATGAGCTTCTAGCTACCTATGGCTATGATAAGATTAAGGACTTAGGGATAGATTTATTCGGTGGATGTTTCAACTATAGAAAGATGAGGGGAGGTACAGCACTATCCATGCACTCATGGGGGATAGCAATAGACTTAGATCCTGCTAGAAATCTACTCAAAGAATCAGCGAAAACTGCAAGATTTGCAAGAGCTGAGTATAAGGCAATGATAGATATTTTCTATAAGCATGGTTTTATATCTTTGGGTAGAGAAAAGAACTATGATTGGATGCACTTTGAAATAAAAGAATGATGAGATACTTAGCTATAATCTTACTACTCAGCAGCTGCTCTGCACAATACCATCTTAATAAAGCAATAAAGAAAGGTTATACCTGTGAAGAGACAGGAGATACTATCAGGATAACAACTTTAGATTCTATCCCTGTTATCATTCATGATAGCATAGTATGGGAGAAATTCATCACTACTAAAGATACAATCATAAAGTATAATACAGTCTATGTGCCTAAGACTAGACAGGATAAAAGAATAGAATATAGACTAAAGGTAAAAACTATCTACAAAGATAGGATAGTAGAGAAAGCACAGGCTAAGGCTTCACAACCTAGACCTAGAGGCAATCTTAGTCTATTATTTGTAGGAGTAGGCATAGGCTTATTGCTATCATATCTCTTTAAATTTGCGAGAGAGAAATATTTGTTCTAAGTTTACACCACTTATGGTAAGAAAAAGACTGTTTTTTGACATTGAGACATCATTCAATGTTTCTGTCTGCTGGAGGGCAGGCTATAACCTAACTATTAATCCAGGTGACATCATTCATGAGAGAGCTATTATCTGCATCTGCTATAAATGGGAGCATGAGGATGATGTACAGTTCCTAACTTGGGATAAAAAGCAATCTGATAAGGCTATGATTAAAGCATTCCTTAAAGTTATGGCTCAAGCTACAGAACTAATTGGGCATAATGGTGACCGTTTTGACCTCAAATGGATACGCACAAGAGCTCTATTACATGGTATTGATGTTATGCCCTCACCTAAGACTATAGATACGCTTAAATGGGCTAAAAGATACTTTAATTTCAATTCAAATAAGCTAGACTATATTGCTAAGTATTTAGGAGTAGGTCAAAAGATGGATACAGGAGGACTAGACCTGTGGAAAGATATTGTATTTAAGAAAGATCAGAAAGCTATGGATAAGATGGTAGAGTATTGCAAAATGGATGTCACTGTCCTAGAAGCTGTATTCAATAAGCTTAATTCCTACACTACTCCATCTACTCATTATGCTGTAATGGAGGGAGATGAGAAGTTCTGCTGTCCTGAATGTACTAACTATAATGTAAGACATAATAAACAGGTAGTAACTGCAGCAGGGACTATCCACTATTGGATGTTGTGTAATGATTGTAAAAAACATTTTAAAATAAATAATAAAACTTATGTAGAATTTTTGAAATTCAAATATAAGCACTAACTTTGCATAGTTCCATAGTGTAGAAAGCAGTTGTAAGCTCCCCAGCACGCAGCTGCTTTTTTTTGTCCCATATATTGATAAGATTTGGGACTAATAACACTAAATAAAGTTTACAAATAACGATACTTTTGTAAGTTATACTTTAAAATTACATGATATTCTTAAGGTTATAACCTTACTTTATTACATTATTAGGTAAAAATTACCTTTATTATATGTTTTACCTTATTTAGAATGAATATAAATTACATTATTTTATTGCAGATATAAAACTTTTTAATATCTTTGGCGTATAGTTATCAACAATTAAAACTTTTACACATGGACAAAGAACAAATTATGAAGATTATTCTAGCTGAGGAGGCATCACTGTATGACCAGGCTGTAGAGCTGAGAGATGCTTTTGGCGATGAAGATCCTGCTACTAAACGAGCTTACTCTCAATGGGTAGTTATTATTAACCTAATAGATAAAATCAATGAAGAGACTAATTAATTATTTTACTCCTGTAGGAGCTGAAGAGAAAGCATTTGCTATAGCTATGCTTATTGTTACAACTGTAATACTATCAATCTTATTTTTATTCACTTTTTTAGAACTTATATTATGAACTTTATAGACCTATACAAAAAAGACAATACTTATTGGTCTAATTGGACTACTGACTATGATAGTGATGTATACATAGCAGGTACTATTGAGCCATTTACCTACAATGCATCAGAGACTGATGATGGAGATATGTCCCTGTTTATTCTAAGTGATGCAAATCTTAACCTACTTAAATCTAAGCTATGACAATCAACGCAATTATAAAGTATTGGACTAGCAGGAGAACAGCAGAAGAGATAAGGGGTGGATTTAATCTGCCTCTTTACCTCAGGTATTTACAAGTCATAAATAATAAATCCAATGACTGAGTTTACACAGCTAGCTATTGAGGTACAAAATGCTATAGCTAATGGTGATTATACTCACCAAAAATACCTGAGATTCAGAGAGTGGTACTTTCAGAATTATGAGGGTAGTAAAAGGAATGCAAATAGAGATTTTGCAATGTTTGATTTAATGTATGGCTTAGATGTGCCGATTAAAAATAATGACAATGAAGATATATAAAGTAGTGTTTAAGACCTTTGACTATTGGAATGGTCCTGTAAAGTTAGTGACCAGGATAGTGGAGGCATATGATGCTGATCATGTTAAGCAGCTCATACAGAAAAATGATGACTTAATTATATTGATTGAAGAGGTATGAATGATATCATAAGAGAAAGGTATCCATTTGAGCCTACTAAAAAGATAGCAGATGACTTAGGATTATCACAGTCATCAGTTTATAATAGAGCATTTGCTATGGGTATTAAGAAAGATCCTGTATACTTAAGGTCTACTCAATTCCCTCCAGGTTATCTAGGTGGTAAAGCTACTCAATTTCAGAAAGGTCAAGCACCTCCTAACAAAGGACAAAAAATGTCCAAAGATTTGTATGAGAAAGTAGCTCACACTATGTTTAAAAAAGGCTCTAAGCCTATGAACACTCAGCCTATAGGTACTATCCATCAGAGAAAGGATACAGGAGGAAAGATGTATCAGTATATTAAGCTAGCAGATTCAGAGTGGCAGCTGCTGAATAGGTATACTTGGGAGATGCATAATGGACCAATACCTAAGGGGATGGTAGTAGTGTATAAGGATGGTAATTATCTGAATAATGATATTAACAATCTGCTAATGATAACTAAAAAAGAAAATATGGCTAGAAATACCATACAAAGATTGCCTAAAGAATTACAGCAGGTAATGAGATTAAAATGTAAACTAATAAATAAAATAAATAAAAATGGCACACAACAAACTAAGTGATCTAAGAGATCATCTATTCATGGCTCTCGAAAGATTGAGTGATGAAACATTAACAACAGACCAGGTGAATGTAGAAGTGGATAAAGCAAAGGCTATATCTCAGCTCGCAGGAACTCTAATCCAATCTGCTAAGGTAGAGATTGATTTCATTAATGCTACAGGTGTAATGGAGTCTCAGTCTGATCTATTTAAGTCAGTAACACAAAACAAGTTATTATGACAGCAGTACAGCAAGTGTTTAGTGACTTAGAGAAGTTACAGCCCCATCTATTCAATATGCACTCAGTAGAGGGTAGAGAGTTTGTCAATCACTTTCATAAGTATTTGGATATTGAAAAGCAACAGATAATTGATGCTTATGAGAGTCTTGAACATAGACATGGAGAAAATTACTACAACAAAACATATAAATCAGAACAATGACAGAACTAAAATTTTTAAAAGAACAAATCAAAAAGTATCAGTTAGATAATAACTCTAGAAATAGATCCTATGTCTATAAGAGATACTATGTAATGTACAGGCTGAACAAATGTAACTTGTCACTTAGTGAAATAGGTAGGATGATGAATAGACATCATGCTACTGTTATTCATGGTATCAAAATGCACAGGAGATGGTCCAGGCAACAGGATAAAGTATATCTCCATGAGATAGAGCCATTAGTGCAGACTGCTATTAATAATGATTATGAGGATAAGTACAAAGTTTCGGCAATAGAGAACTTTAATTACATCAATGTGAGGATTCAGATGCCATGGGATTATGATAAGGTCCATAAATTTAAAGAATATATGACAGCTAAAGAACTAGCTGAAATAATTTAAAGCTCTTCGGAGCTTTTTTTGTGCTGTATAATTCCCTTACTGATATTGACTTGCAGATAATTAGAACGAAAGTACAATTCACATCCCTATACTCTATAATATATATATTTTTATTTACAATATATTTTTAATAAAAAAAAAATTTATTTTCATATTGGGGGGTGAACAGTTTTTACAAAAAAAAAGTGTTTTTTCGTTCTAATCTTCTACAGCCTAATAACAATAGGAGTTTAGACAGCACAAATAATAGCACAAAACAGCACAAATAATTTATTTTTGCACTTTAGTATCAATTATAAATTAATTTATTACATTTGCAAACAACATAATCGCCATGATAAAAAACATTAGAGAGTATAAATCCCTGCAATTCCTCCTGGCGGTTGTGTTAAGCAGGGACTCTCACTTTTTATTTATACTATGAAAGTAACTTTTTACAAATCAATTAAGGATGTATCACCTTATCAAAATAAGGATGTAGGATTCTACCTAGACAGGATTAAGAATGGCAAGTCTGAGCAGTTATGTAAGGACCTAAGATTCTCTACTGATAAAGAGGAAAGAAAAACTATTAAGATGCAGCTGCCTGTTGTTACCTTTGGAGGTGATTTCAGTAAGAGAAATAATGCATCTTTAAGAAAGGCATCAGGATTACTGACTTTAGACTTTGATGAGGTGCAGGATCTACCTGCTCTAATTGTAGAACTGAAAGCTCACAAATCTATCTTCTCCTGCTGGACATCACCATCAGGTAATGGAGTAAAAGCTCTAGTCAAAATACCAATAGTACAGGATGACAAAGAATACAAAGAATATTTCAAGCAAATATCTGCAGTATTCAATGGAGTAGATGAATCAGGGAAAGATATTGCTAGAGCTTGCTTTGAATCTTATGATCCTGATATCTATGTTAATTTAGATGCTGAGAATTATATCATTGACTATGATGTTATCCCATTTGAGACTAGTGAGGTGGGTAGTATTACTAATATTAAGGTCCTAGATACTGATGAGATAGCTAATAAGCTGATGACTTGGTTTAAAAAGAAGTATAATTCACAAAATAGAAACTCCTCACTCTATAAATTAGCTGCAGCATTCAATGATTTTGGAGTGGATAGAATGACTTGTCAGAATTATCTGATAGGATTTGAGCAGAAAGATTTTGGATCTGTAGAGATACTAGCTCTGATAAATTCTGCCTATAAAAAGACTGCTAACTTTAA